CCCGTAGTCCAGGCGCAACGCATCGTGTTGCTTCGTCCCCCGCCCGATGGTCGCGCCTGGGCTACGTTCTTCGGCGGATGACGACCACCGAACCGGCGACCCGGACGCGCGCCGTGTGGGGCCCGAACGTCGGACCTCAGGAGCGATTCCTGAGGTCCAACGCGACCGAGGTCCTGTATGGCGGACAGGCAGGCGGCGGCAAGTCGGCGGGCCTCCTCGCTGCCGCGGTCCGCCACGTCGACCTCCCAGACTACCGGGCGATCATCTTCCGGCGCACCGAGAAGGAGTTGCGCAAGTCCGGAGGCCTGCTCGAGCGCGCCTGGGAAATGTACCAGGGGCTCGGAACGCGCCCGACCAACGGCGGGCTGACGTGGATCTGGCCGAGCGGCGCTCGCGTCGACCTCGCCGGGATGGAGCACGAGAAGGACCGGCACAAGTACAAGGGGACGGAATTCGCGTTCATCGGCTTCGACGAGCTGACCGACTTCACCGAGCTTCAGTACACGTTCATGCTGTCGCGCCTGCGCAACACGGCCGGCATCCCGGGCCGCGTGCGAGCGGCCAGCAACCCGGGCTCGTCCGGGCACGCCTGGGTCCTCCGCAGGTGGGGGTCGTGGCTCTACCCGGAGGGGCATCCCGACTTCACCGGCAGTCGTGCAGAGCCTGGACAGCGGCTCTTCTACCGACTCGACGAGCACGACCGATACGGCGAGTGCGAGCGAGGCGCTGCCCGCGCCATGAGCCGCACCTTCATCCGGGCCAAGCTCTCCGACACGCCGCAGCTGGCTGGCACCGGCTACGACGCCGCGCTCGACGCGCTCGACCCGCTGACGCGCGCGCAGTACCGGGATGGCGACTGGCTCGCAGCAGCCGGACGCGGGACGATGTTCCGGCGCGAGTGGTTCACCGAGGAGCTGGGCACGATGCTAGCCGGCTACAGCCGCAAGCCGAGCCACCCGCCGGTGCGGATCCGCTACTGGGACCGCGCCGCGACCGAGAAAACCGAGAGCAACGATCCCGCCGCAACGGCATCGCTCCTGCTCTCGATGGACTGGGCCGGCGTCATGTACGTCGAGCACGGCACGCACCTCTTCGGGCGCCCGCTCGCCGTCGAGCAGGCCGTCCTCGGTGCGGCCATCGAGGACGCGCAGGAGTTCGGCGTCGGCGGCGTCGTCTGCGTGCTCGAGCAGGACCCAGGACAGGCCGGCATCGGCGAGATCGAGGACTACGCCAGGCTGCTGGCTGGCCACGCCTTCCACGCGGTCCGCCCGTCAGGCGACAAGACCGAGCGCGCCAAGCCGGTCAGCGCGGCGTGCGAGCAGCGGCGCGTCGTGGTCGTCCGCAACGCGAGCTGGAACCACCCCTTTTTTGAGGACCTCGAGGGCTTCCCGTTCGGGTAGGGGAAGGACTTGGTCGACGTGCTCGGCGGGGGCTACCTGGAGTGCATCCGCAGGCTGGCCCAGACTCCCCGGCCCGCCCAACCGTCGCGGGACACGCAGCCTACGCGCGAGACGGCGCGGCACCCGGGAGGGTATTGATACCCCCATGGCCGACATCCTCACCGCGAGCGAGCTGACCCACCGCCTCGTGCCCTCGCACGTCCCGCGCTCCGAAGAGTCGCGCGGCATCTGGGGGTCGCAGGCGAACATGGATCACATCGAGAACGCGTTGACGAACGCGCGGGCGGGCTACATGACCGACCTGGCCGACCTGGGCCGGGAGGTGCTCGACCTCGACCCGCACATGTCCGGCGTCTGCTCGAAGCGCTTCGGCGCGCTGCAGGCATGCGGCTACGACGTCACCGCGCCGGCGAACGTCGACAAGCGCGACCAGAAATGGGCCGACGAAATCGCGACGAAGACCGCGCAGATCCTGGACCAGCTGAGCTTGGCCGAGAGGATCAAGGACCTCGGCTGGGCGTGCTTCGACGGGCGGGGCGCACAGGAGATTATCTGGCAGGCCGGGGCACATGGGCTGCCGGTCGCTCCCGTCGCGCTGCAGTGGATCCACCCGCGTCGCCTCAGCTTCGACCGCAGCCGTCGCCTGCACGTCACGTCGGCGTGGGCGCAGCGCGGCTTCGAGAAGGACGAGCAGACCGCGATCGACTCGCACCCCGGGAAGTTCGTCTCCTGGCTTCCGCGCCTATTCAACGAGTATCCGGAACGCGAGGGCTTGTGCCCGAGGCTCATCTACTGGGGCTATTTCAAGCGTTTCTCGTGGCGCATGCGGATGAAGCTCATGGAGCTTTTTGGCATCCCGTGGCGCGTCGTCCACCTCGACGCGCCGAACGGTACGACGCTCCAGCCGGAGGCGATCGCGCAGGCGCACGCCGAGGCGACACGGCTCGGAGGCGAGGCCGTCGGCGTGTTCCAGAAGGGCATGGAAGTCTCGGTCGAGTACCCGCCGGAGCGCTCCGGCGAGCTCTTCTCGAAGACCGCGCAGGAGATCGACAACCAGGTCTCGAAGCTCGTGCTCGGCAACACCGGGACGGCCGACCTCGAGGCGAACCGCGCGAGCAGCGTCGTCGGCAAGGGCGAGCAGGATCTGATCTGGATGAACGACGGCGTCGGCGTCTCCACGAGGTTCTCGCTCGACCTCGCCCGACCCATCGCCCGCATGGGCTGGGGCCCGAACGCTGAGCGCCTGGCCGCGACCATCACGGTGCGGGCCTTCCCGGCGCGCGATCAGAAGGCCGAGCTCGAGCGCATCACCCAGACGCTGACGTTCGGCGTCTCGGTGCCCGAGAGCCTCATCCGCGAGGCCAGCGGGCTGCGGGCCCCCGCCCCCGGCGAGTCGTACGTCGTGATGGGCGCGGGCGGGACCGATGCGATGGGCAACGCCACACCGGGCGCCTTCGTCGTCGTGGACCCGAACAAGGGAGGCAGCGCGGGCGGCGGGCCTGCTCTGCCGCCTGCAGGCGATGACGACGACGAAGACCTCGAGCCTGGCGACGAGGGCACGCTCGAGGGTGACGGCGTCGACGGCGCTGCTGCGGCAGCGCTCCGCGACGTGCTCGGGCTGCAGCGCCTCATGGCCGCAATCCCGATGACTGGCACCGGCGCGACCCCAGCCGAGGAGCGGAAGGTCGTGCCAGCCTCGGCGGTGTACGGCTCTGCCGAGCCGCTCATCGAACGCGCATCGCGCGAGGGGGCTCGTGCTGCTGAGCGCTGGACCGAGACCATGCTGGCCGCGTGCGACGGCGTGAGCTCTGCGCCTGGCCTCCATCGCGCGCTCGCCCAGGCGAGCAAGTCAATCGAGCAGGACCAGCTCGAGGGCTTCGCCCGCGCGCTGGAGCGCCGCCTGGTGCATGCGCTCGCGCTCGGTGCGCTCGACGCCGACTGGGAAGCCGAGAACGACAAGGTCGTCCGGCCGCCTGCCTTCTCCGTCGACGCGGAGCGGTACGGTGAGGAGGTGTTCGCGCTCGGCGGTGGTGTCGTCGACTTCGTCACCAAGCCCTTCGCCTGGGCGATCCGGTTTTTCAAGAGCAAAAAGGTCCTACCAAAAAGGCAGTTCGACCGGCTCACGGCGCAAGCCAAGCGCCACGCGTTCACGGCCGCGGGGCTCACGAACACGCGCATGCTGCAGACGGCGCACGAGGAGCTGACGCGCGCACTCACCGACGGCGCGGACCTGCGCACCTTCCGCGGCCAGCTCTCCTCGCGCTTCGAGCTCGCCGGTTGGACGGCCGCGAACCCGAGCCACATCGAGAACGTCTTCCGGACGAACATCATGGGCGCCTACTCGGGCGGGCGCGACGTGCAGATGCGCCAGCCTCACGTGCTCGCGGCTCGGCCTTTTTGGCAGGTGCTGGGGGTGAAGGACGCGCGGACGCGCGAGACCCACCGGGCCGCCTTGGGCAAGGTGCTCAGGGCGGACGACAAGTTCTGGAGCGCTGCCAGCCCGCCCTTCGGGTTCCAGTGCAGGTGCCGCCGCGTCTCGCGCTCGGCGGAGGCCGTCGCCCGACTCGGGCTCGAGGTGGTCGAGGGCTCCTCGCTCCGCGACCTCCCGGACGTCGGCTTCGACGCCGGCTCGCTCTTCGGCTGACACCGGCGCACTCTGGCCCAGGGGGCGTGTAGTCTCCCTGGCATGGCTCATGTCCGCTTCACCCGACCGCCGGTCCAGACCCCGCCGGTCGCGCTCGACGACTCGGCCCCCTCCGGGGCGCTCGAGGCGGCCCCGGCCTGGAACCAGATCGGTCGAGTCGGCACGTGGAAGGGTCACCGCGCCGGAGCCTTCGAGCTCACGGTCGACGACCTCCACCAGATCGTCCGCAACTTCCGCGCTCACCGCTGGTACCACGCCGGCCCCGACGGGGTCGGAGATCAGGACGTCGTGCCCTTCGACTTCCACCACGCCTCGGAGGAATCGCCGAGCGTCATCGCGATCGCCGGAGCGCCCGCCCAGGCATGGGCGCAGGAGCTGGAGGTCCGAACCGAGAACGCGGCCAACGTCCCGGGGATCTACGCGCGGACCAGGTACATCCCGCCGATGGACGCGTACGCGAAAGAGGGCCGCTACAAGTCGACGAGCATGGTCATCTGGCCGAACGCGATCGACCCCGAGACCGGCCTCGAGATCGGCTGGTACCTCAGCTCGATCGCGTTCACGAACGACCCGTTCATCCAGGGAATGGAGTCTCTCGCGGCGTCGCGCGAGGCAGCCCGTGCAGGCGCGTCGCTCTCCTTCGGGCTCGACCCGTACGCCATGCCGAGCACGCCCGAGGAGCTGGTCTGTGCGCTGCGCGAGCTGCTCGAGCTGGAGCAAATGGCCGAGCTGTCGTCCGTCTTCGCGGAGCTGTCGAAGCTGCGCGCGTTCGCGCTGCGACCTGAGACGGCGCCCCCTGGTGTCGACGTCAACGGGCTGGTCGGTGGCCTGCGACGTTTGCTCAACCTCCCGACGCTCTCCGATGCCGCTACGGTGTTCGCTGGCGCGGACGAGCTTCTGGCTCGGCTGGCCGCCTCTCCACAACCGCTTCCCGCCGGCCAGCCGGTCTCAGCCACATCCACAAAGGAACCCTCGCAAATGATCCTTCTGACCACGCTCAAGGGCCGATTCTCCCTCGCCGCCGCCTCCACCGAGGAGGCCGTGCTCGACCTCACGGTGAAGAAGCTCGAGGCCGGCGCGAGCGCCGAAACCAAGATCAGTGCGCTCCTCGCTGCCCTCGGCGTCGAGGACACCGGCGCCGGCATGGCGAAGATCACCCAGATGATCCAGCAGGCCGCCGCGCTCGAGGAGGCGATGCCCGAGTTGGCCGAGCTGCGCAAGGCGAAGGCGACTGGCGACGCCGCGGCCGAAGAGCAGGAGATCGACGAGGTGATGGCGACGCGCTCGTTCCCGGACGCGGTCCGCGCCAGCCTGCTGCGGCACCGCCAGCTCGACCTGCAGTCCTTCCGCGCCGTCTACCCGCCGCTCAGCAACGAGCAGCGCGCGGTCCTGAAGCGCCTGACGGGCCCCGCCGCTGGCGGTGGCACCAAGCTCGGCACCGAGCGCGGCGCGCAGGACGCCGACGTCAGCGACGAGAGCAAGCGCGTGCTGGCTGCCGTGCAGCTCATGCCGGGCACCGACCTGGTGACCCAGTGCCGCGCGTACCAGATGGCCGAGGCCAAGAAGCTCGGCGTCGAGCTGAGCTTCGACGACGCGCACCGCAAGGGCGTCGCGCTGTTCCGCACGTTTCGCAAGCCGCTCGCGAGCCTCACGGGCAGCGTCGGGACCTGAACGAGCGACCGTCCGCGACCATCCCACCACCAGATTTTGACACGTAGGAGAACAGAGACATGACCCAGCCCCGCGCACTTCCGAAGGGCATCCTGCCCGGCATCAACGCAGGAGCCACCGCCATCGGCGCCGGCCTCGGCGTAACCAAGTCCACCACCGCCGTCGACGTCGTCGCTCTGCCGACCGACGGCGGGAAGATCTGGGGCGTCACGCTGGAGGCGATCCCCGCGCTCCGCGCTGCAGCTGGCAGCTGCCAGACCGGCGGTCGCGCAGTCGCGAAGGCCGGCGCAGCGATCGCCGCGCGCGGCCCCGTGCAGGTCGGCGCCGACGGGCGCTTCGTCACGCAGGCAGGCGGCGCGCTCGCCGGCCACGCGAACAGCCTTGCGGCTGCAGCAGGCGCCGACTTCGAGCTCGACATGCTCATGGGTAGCGAATCGTCGGCCGCCGACTCCGCGCTCTACATCGAGCTGGTCCTCCTCGAGGCGGCTCTCGTTGCTGCCGCGACGTCGCAGACCCTCCCCATCGGCACGCTGCCGGCAGGGTCGACGGTCCTCGGCGTTGGCTTCCCTGGGACGTTCGTCCCCTTCACTGGCGGCGCAATCTCCGCGATGGTCGGAGACATCGGCTCGACGGGCGACGTCGATGCCATCCGCGACGGGATCGGGATGTTCGTCGCAGCTGTCGATGGTCAGCCGTCCGGCGCGCCTCTCGGGATCGCGCCGAACAAGTTCTTCGCAACCGCGACCGTCATCAACCTGACGGTCATCGCGACGGGCGCCAACGTCGATGCCGCGACGGCCGGCGCGCTCACCATCCGCGTCTTCTACACGGTCTGAGGCTCGGCCCTCCCGACCCCCCGAACAACTCAGAACCGAAGGAAACGACATGGATCAGATCGAAGTAATCCTCGCAGAGGACGGCCCTCGCGGCAGGGCAGGCAGCAAGGTGCAGCTGGCCGTCCAGCCCATCGAGACCTACGACCCGACGGAGGTGGCGTCCTACGCCTCGGGCTTCCACCAGCACGGGTTCCTCGCCGACGAGGTTGCGCCCGAGCAGAGCGTGCCGACGGAGGTCTTCAAGCTCCGCAGCTTCGACTCGGCCGACACGTTCCAGCTGGTGAACGTCCTGGTCGGTCACGAGGACGAGCCGCAGGAGATCCGCTACCGCTCGAGCCTCAACGAGTACACGGCCAACTGGCGGATGATCGGGAGCTTCGTGAACGTCGCGACCGAGCTGAACTCCGGCCCGAACGTCAATCCGCGCATGGCGAGCGCGAAGCGGATCATGAGCGCGATGCAGCTCTACCGCGAAAACGAAGTGTTCTCGATGCTGCTCGAGCCGACCAACTGGGGCGTGGCCCAGCGGGCGACGCTCGACGGCACGACGAAGTGGAACGCAGGGACCGGGCGGAACATCTACGGCGACCTCGCCGCGATGGTCGAGGCCTCGGAGCAGGAGATCGATTTCTTCGTGACGTCGCGCCA